CAGGCCCGGTATGCTGCAAGGCGAAAAGTTGCGCATTGGTGAATTGGATTTCCGTACCGAAGCGCGTCCGCAGCATGGCGATGTTGGTCGCGCTGTCAGCAGCTCGAGCAGTCGCGCTGTTGCCGGTCTTGGCAAAGTCGCCAAAGCTGGGCATCGCTGCCAGCATTGTGCCAACTACTTGGATGCGATCAGAATCGACGTGATAGGTCGTGATCTGCGGAAACTGTCCGACTCCCATTTGAATCGTGAGCGTGACGTTGGGCGGGATGCGCTTGCGGCCGAGCTGATTGAAAATATTCGCCATGTTGGGGAATTGCGTCGACGGCACGTTGAGCGTGACATTCTGCGACATAAACACGTTTGGCGAGATGTAGAACCGCGTCCCGTCGTACATGAACAGGATGACGTCGCCGGCGATCATATCGCTCGGCAGGAGATCACCGCCGCCCATTGCAAAAATCGATTTTGCTCCCATGCCTTGCACGTTGATGGTGCTCGGGCCGGTGTTGGTGTTGGAGACCTTCACCATCAGGATCGTGCCGGGCGAGAGCGAGGTGACCGCCGGGCTGAAATTCGCGGTCACGAGGTTTGGCGTGACGCTTGAATCCACGCAGTAAGGGATGTTGACGAGAAACGTCGAGCCGGTGCCGCCGCCCGCGCCACCGAAATTGACCATCTGAAACGCCGTGCCGTCATAGGCGAGATCGATCAAACCGCCCGCGCTAATGTCGCCGGCGGAGAGCTGTGCGCCATTCGGCTTTTTGATCTGTACGCGACCAGCACCGGCGTCGATCGTGCAAACGTTGGTGTTGGTGTTGGCGACCTTAACGCGCAGCAGCAGGCCGAGCGTATAGCTCGTGAGCGGCGGATCGTAAGCAACCGAGAGCGTGTTAACCGAGCCAGTGTCTTGCGCGTAGTTCATCCGCTGTGAGCGGATGCCCTTCGCCGTCTGCATCAGGTCGCCATCATCGGGCGTGAACTGACTCTTGCTGATGACAGCGACGATCTCGCGCATCGGGTATTCGAACGCCGACGCCGGCGGGATCGAGCCCTGACGCGCCTGGCTCGGATCGCCGTTGATGTAGTGAGCATCGGGGTCCGTGATGCCGTAGGGTTGCTGGTATTTCATAGCCGACTCCTTAAGGCGTCCCTTGCATCGGCCCGCCGAACGCAAGCAAAGAGAAATCCATCGTCAGATAGGTTTGTGCCGGCTTCCATCGATCGAGCAGACATTGCAGCTCTTGCGGCACAGAGAATTCGAGATGGTGATCGACGCCAGCTTGCCCGCTGCCGGCGCGAAACCAGGTCAGCCCGACTTGCCCGACTTCGATCGAGCAATAGAACCGGAGCTCAGGCGGCCCGATGTACCAGCGAAACTGCCCGGTATTGTCGAACATGTTGCGCGTGTCGCCGCACTGACTGACACCCGCCATGAACGGCGCGAATTCCTTGATCTGGATGGTGTAGCCGAGCCACTCCATCACGCCTTCGAAATACGCGCGCGACTGCCCGCCGAGATAAGTCATGATCAGCACCAGCATGCGCTGGCGCTCGGCGATCGTTGTTGCGCTCGGTAAGCATGGATCGGGAAGTCCCCACGCCCGTTCCCAGTCGGGAAGGAGCTCTATCGTCTGGCGCGGATCGCTCTCGCGCGCGAGCAGATCGGCCGCACGGCCATCGACGAAGCCCCAATAATTCGCGAGACCGTTGACGGTCTGCACGAGAATGCTGTCCGACCAGCGAGGCCATGCCAGGCCTCGAGGCAGAAGCGCCAGCAATGCTTGCGCATAGTCAGCACCCGAGCGTCGAATGTGACGATCAGGGATTAGGGGTGGCAGCGGCATAGTAGATGTCGCGGAGAACGGCCATGTGGCCGCCGCTTGGCATCACATCATCGATGTTGTTAGTGAGATCGAAGGAATTGACGCCGGGCGTGGACATGGTCGCGTAGGATTTCCACACCGCGTAGATCGTCTGGCCGGGCTTGGCCTTTTCGTAGAGCATGTCCTGCAGCGCGACGTCGATCGCGGCGCGGACATCCGGCGTATCGGGATTGAGGTTGGCGATATAGACGTCGATGAACTGCTTGATCGGCGCGAGCGCCCAGAAGTCCTTGACCGCGACCGGGCGCACGGAGTCGAGATACTGCGTCACCGGCACCAGATCGCTCTCGTAGGGAAAGCCGTCGTTGTCCGCGCGGAGATCGTCCATCATCACGCGCACAGTCACGGTGCCGATACCCATCTCGAGCGGCGAGCACCAGGCGCGCGTGACGCCGGGAACGGCGAGCGCCCAATGCTCGTAGTCGTAGGCAGCACCGCCCTGTGGTGGCTGGCGAATGCGCTTAAGCACGCGCATGCGCAGCTCGTCGTCAGTCTCGACGTCGGTGCCGCCGGTCATCGTCACGATGATCGCGCCGCTGTCGATGCCCTGCGGCGGGTTGTTGACGTTCAAGCCGGTGCCAGGCTCGAGATTGCCAGCCGCGCCAGCGTTGATCGCACGCAAGTCGCCGACGCCGTTGCCGCTCTCGTCGATGATGATGTTGGACAGCGTCTCATAGGTTTGGTTGTCGCCGCCCGTAAGTTGCGAGAACATCGGCAAGGTCGAGAGCGATGTCCCGGTGAACGTCCCGCTGCCATGCGCGAGCGTTGCAGCCTTCCGCCCCGTGGTGCCATCGGCGTTGACCAGCCAGATTTGACCGTGGCGATCGAGCCATTCGGTCTCAGCCGTGTCCGGTAGAAGTTGCAGCGCGAGCCAATCGATGTAGCGCAACGTATGGTGCGCCAGCCCGGCCATCGCGTCGGCCATGACGCGGAGCACGTTGTTGCCGATGAACGCTGCACCATAGAGCGCCGCGGTGATGTCATCGCGCACCAGCTCGCGAACCTGGCGCAACGTCGGAGTTTGCCAAGGCATTTATATTCCGGTGACGTCAGCCCAGAGATATTGAAAGCGCAGCTCGATCGCCGTCTTCGGGCCGCGATAGATCGTGACGTGAACGTCGATCTCCTGCTTACCGACACGGCTGGCTTGAACATCGATCTGCGACGCGATGCGGTTATCGATGATTGGCTGCAGTGCTTCCCGCGTGTAGGTCTGCGCGCGAATGACGGTCCCGCCCTCCCAGGAGAATTGATCGGAAATCTTTGCGCGTAGCAGCAGCCAGTTCTTGCAGCCGATCGGCCAGCCGCCCCAAATTTCGTCGGCCTCGAGATCGCCCCACCAGCCGCGGCGATCGGTGCTGTCGGGATCGGGAAGCACCTCGTTGGCATCGGCGAGGCGATCGGTGCCAAGCGCTAAGCGCACCGCGGTCGCGACCTCTTCGTCTTCGCTCAACGCCCCATTCGGCAAAAGCAGCCAGTCCATGAACGTCCCGGCGAGCGAGACGCTGTCGCGAAGATGGGTGTCGGTCGGCATTAGGTCGCCCACCCCGCCGTCGCGTCATAGGCGATCACGGCATTGATGTCGGTGAGAGCGTTGACTTCGTTGGTCTTGTTGACGCGCGCGGTGAGCAAGTTCAGCCGCCTCGTCGTGATGCCGCTCATGAGCCCGGCCATCTCGGTTGCGGCGAGATTGACAGGCGAGGCGTTGCCGATCGGCGTCCACTTAATCGGCGGCAGCGATGGATCAGGCGTCGTGGTCGCATGGCCGACGCTGACGAAAGTCGGGTAATAGACTTGCGTCAGCGAATAGGGAAACGTGTGCGGGTTGGTCTCGCCCGCCCAGGTGACGTTAGCCGGCGGGATCTGGCCGCCAAGACCGGGCATGCAAGTATTCGCCGGCGTGCCGCCGCTGCCGGTGCTCTGCAGTTTGTTGTTGAGCGTGTTGTGCGCGGGATTGCCATCGATGAGGCCGAGCACGGTGGTGTCATAGTGACTGCCGAGTCCGATGATCGCGCCGCCGAGATCGCCGAAAATGATGTTGATCGAACCAAATCCCGCATTGCCCTCGCTGAAATTGGCGTTGGCCGGGATCACGATCCACTGATTGACTTGGTTCTCGAATGCGTTACCCGGCGCGACGATCTTGGAATTGATCTCGTCCACGAGCGCGTTGATCTTGCCGACGACGGTTCCGTCGCTCGTGCCCGTCAGTGCAGACAAGAGGCTCGGGATGGTGGCGATCGACATGCCGGCGGCAGCGCTGTCGGTTGCCTCCCACATGAAATCGCCAGCGGCGACGACGTAGTGGAACGGGGCCGCCCGCTTGACCTCATAGATGTCGTTGATCAGCTCGACCTTGATCGCCTTCGCTTCGGCAAGGGTTGGCGGCACGGGCGACGCCAGCCGCGCTGTTGTCCAACCGTTGAGGAACGCTTGATAAGGCGAAGGATCGGCGAGCGGCTCGTTGAGGTTCGAATTGTATCGCCGCAAGTAGCCCTCTTCGCCGGTCCATTTCACGCTCGCGACGTCGCTTGGCAGCGCCGAGCAATCCATGTCCTCGCCGACATCATCGACGAAACCCTA